GATCGGTTCCATGGTCCTGCGATCGTAAAAGTGGCCACGGCGCTCGGGGTCATAGCCGATCTGGGCGAACTCCTTGCGACGCAGGGCATCGATGGCCATCTCAAGTGCTTCCTCGTCACTGACAGGCTTATAGGCCCCTCGGATGGTGGCGAATGATGATTTGTCTGCCTCGCCCCTAGCAACCTTGGCAGCAGCCTTCGTACCAGGCAGCATCTTGGTCTCGCCCTCAAGCACCATCGTTGGCGTGTAAATGGTCTTAGGCTCGTCAGCAGGCGGTTTGTGGCGATGCTGTGATGTGACAAACACGCCCTTAGTCGAATACGCTGGGATGTCAAGCCTGCTCATGACGGTCTCACCTGGCACGAGCAAGTCGGTGCGGCCAAAGTTCTTGGCCTTGTCACTTGATAACGCGGCCAGGGCCTCTTCAGCCGTGGCAGGCTTGGGTATGAACTCGTAAGGCGTGACAGGCTTAAGCTGGTCAACGATGGCGTAATACTGCTCACGGGTGATCTTGCCCTGCTCATAAAGCCTGGCAGCCTGCTGAAGCTCAGGCATGCGCTTGGTCACATCCTTAAAGCTCATGTCTAGGCGACTTACGGCAGGCTTTGGCGCACCGTACAGCATGTCGAGCACATTCTTGGCGTCTTTTGGCTTGGGCATCATCAGCCTCCGTTTGCGCGCGATGATAACCCGTTGCGGTTAGCTCGCATAGGGATTGGTCCTCGTGATGCCGGCGTCCACATAATCATCGGGGTCGTAATCGTCGGGTGGCAGCGGGTCGATATTGAGCCAGCCAGCATCACGCAAGTACCTCAACGCCTGGCTGAAGGCGTCGCAAAAGTCGTCGTGGTCTGTATTCGGGAAGCTACAGATCTGGGTGACCATGGCCTCAGCCCAGTCGCGGACATAGCCCGATCGGTTGCTGGACTCGGGCACATAGACTCTTCCGGCTTTCACGATGTTGGCCACGATGCTCAAGCGCTGGACCTTGTCAGCCTTGCCAGGGTTGTAAGCACGCACAGGGATGTGCGCACGCTGCAAGTCTTGGATCAGCACGATACCCGCGGCCTTGTCCTCCACAAGCACCAGGTCAACGCGCTTTGCGGCTTTGCCCTCGCCGAAGACAATCTCGTACTCATCTAATACTTTAGGCTTAAGGTCCGGGTACTGCAGCCGGTCCTGCCAGGCGTCGATGATGAGCACGCACATAGACCCGTCCGTGGGCTTGAAGACGCCAAAGGTGATGGATGCCGTCGGGTCGTTGATGGTCTTCTCGGTGTACGCACAGTCATAGCTTTGAATCACATACTCGAGCTTGGGCAGTTCCTTGCCGGCAGGCCAAAGCTTGAACCAGTCCCGTTGAACGATACCGCCCTCTTCAGGATCGATAATCTCGGCGTAAATCTCCTGGCGGCCAAGCTTGGTGCCCTCGTACTGCAGGATCTGGCGCTTGAAGTTTTCTGACAGGTTGTCAATGTTGGAGTAAGTGCTAGCGGTGGTCAGCACGACATCATCACCCTCACGGCCGATCAGGTCGATGATCAGGTCCTTCGGTTTCGGCGTGGTCGTGCAGATCAGCCGGGTCTTCATGTCGGGCAGCTTTAAGCGCATGCCAAACTGGATCTGATCCCAGGCTTCTTGGATGTACTCCCACGCTGCTAGCTCATCGAGCCAGCCACCGTGGAACTGTGGGCCGCGGAAGCGCTCAGGCTCCGAAGCTGGGATGCCCTTGATCAGTGAGCCATTGACTAGCTTGATCTCATGCAGGGCCTTGTTGTAATCACCGATCAGGACGGGTGGAATCACGCTCAGGAGGCCCGAATCACCTTCAAAGCATGTACTCCTCACATCACTGCTTGTCGGCGCTCCTACGAGCCATCTGGTGCCTTTATAGGACCATGCCCACCAGGCAACCTGCTCGGCTGCAGTCCTGGTCTTGCCTGCACCCCTTCCGGCAAGCATGAGCCATATAGACCACCAGTCACCATGGGGTAGGATCTGGTGCTTGAGTGCTTTGGTCAGCCACATCATGCGCCAGGACCAGGAAGCAGCCTGCTGTGGCTCTAGCCTGGTGTACTGCTCACGGATCGCAGGATCTTTGAGCAGTGACTCAAGATCACTTGTCCCCAAGCTGTCTCTTAGCCTCGAGGTTCTTGAGCATAGCGTCGAAAATGCTGATGTCAGCCTGCACCGCTACCGGGTTCTCAGCATCGCCAGCGTGGGTGAGCCTGTCGCCGTACTTCTTGGGGTTCCACTTGGCCAGCAGCTTGAGGCGCGTCTCGATCTGAAGCTTGCGGTGGCCGAGCATGTCTTCCCTGGTAACCGTGATGCCGTCTTCACTTTCAACCTGCTTGGTGCCCCACTTGGGCGTGTCGGCTAGCTCAAGGCATTCCTCGGCCATCTTGTCGTAGCCAATCTCCCGTGCGCGTGCGATGGCTCTGGATAGACCAACGCCCTCCGCCCCCAAAGCATCATCTCGATACATCCAGTCATAGATTGTTTGCCATGCTGGCATACGCTCATCTCTGCATATCTGCCTTAGTGGTTCAGCGTTACTTAAGCGCTCCACAATCTCTTGGGCGATCTCAGGGGTGTATTTGCTGGGGCGGCCTGTTTTCTTGGGCGCGGCCTCAGTTTTCGGTTTTGCGGTCTTAGCCATCACATCTCTCAGTGACATTAGGTGCCCTGATGATAGGGTTTTGGTGGGCTGGTGGCAATTGGTTGCGCGGCGTGGTTGCCGAATGTGACTTAACTGATTGATTTTACTACAGGTTTACCAAAAAAAGAACCCCCATGGCGGGGGTTAACTCTACGGGGAAGTGCAGAGGATTTCAGGAGAAACACAAAACATGGACTGCCATGATCAGTTTAGGCGCTCTCTGCTGTACTGGCAAGCTCACTCATGGCAATGAATTGGTTAAGGGCATCACGCAACTCAACAGCCTGGTCGTGATTCAATTGAATTGACATATGTGAGCGAATTCCCCACACCGACATCCAAAGGTCCTCTTCAAAGTTGGAGAGCATGACCTTCTCACACTCTTGGGTTCTTACGGTTGCTTCAAATTTTTTTTCCATGGTTTTGCTCCAAGTGGTGGGGCCGTAGCCCCTGGGTTTGATTAGCTAAGTTCTGCTGCTGAAGGGATGTATTCGTACTCATCGTCGTCGTCTTCGGTGCCTTTGATCCAAGTGCCTGTTTGTGATTGCTCAACTGGATCGAAGACTGCACAGTTACTGTAATCGCCAATGACACGCACGGTGTACTGCTTGCCGTCAATGATCACGATGTCGCCATGGCGCACTGGCTCGTTGTTGTTGAGGCGATTACGCTCTGCAACATCCTTGGCACTGTAGTGCGACTGAAGCGATGCGCCGTGCTGCAAGGCCCAGAGGATGCCATCACCACGAACCTTGTAATCCTTACGAACCGAGCACTTCACGCGAATGGTGCCGCGGCGCTTCTGAAGTTCGATTGCAAAGGTGTTGTCTTGATCGAGTGTCTCGGTAACGATGCTGAGTGTTTGCATGATGTTTGCTCTCTTAAGGTTTGCTATAAAATTTAAGTTGTTTGCTACTGAGACTTCACTGTACTCTCTTTTAATCCACTTGTGTAGACACACGCCATCCGTCCGACAAGTGGTCGTGATAGGCGACCAAACGGCGCGTCACATGCAGCAGTTCAGCCTCGTCTACCTGGTAGTGCCTGGTAAATGCTTTGATGCCCATGCCATGAATGCCCGTGTTGCCGCGGTGGTGCTCAGGGCATAGCGGTATCGCATCGTAGTGGCTTGCACGCTGTCCCATACCCGTGCCCTTCCTCGGGTGGTGGATCTCTGCTGGGGTGCCAGGCGTGCCCTGCAGGTGGCATAGGACACAGCCGATGGCAGCCACCTTACTGAGGTGTTTTTTCTCGTCCTGGTTCATCGATGGTCTCCACACCCACTAAGCAATTGAGTACCTTGGTGTCGCCCGTGACTGCTCGGCAACTGATGAAGCGGTAATCGTCTTTCATCGGACCAAGCTTTTGCATGACCTCACCCGTCCTGATCAGGATGAACCAAGTCCCCTGCTTGAGATTACAAAGCTTTTCGTATCTGCTCGGCATGTTCTATCCCCCAACCTCGTCCCTGTGACTGTGCGATCTTGGCAGCGTAGGCTAGACCTGACCTGAAGCCAGCTTGCCAACCTGAGACATAAGAATCTGAATGCCATTCATCTCCAGCCATTTTGATGAAGCTGGTTAAATCATCAATCATCTGTTCGGTGCGGCCTTCATTGGTCATCAGATCGTGGCCTTTCCTTCGTTCCTGAGATTGGCTTGTTCCGTTCTCCAGATATCCACTCTGGCTTGTGCTGCGATCAGATCCCATCTCAACTTCTCCTCGATTGCGACAGCCTCCTTGAGGCCTTTAAGCAGTTCAACATACTCAGCGTGAGCATAAGCGTCACGCTCCTGGGCGCCAAGTGCGCCTTCGATTGATTGCTTCATGAGCAGTGCCTTCTTGCTCTTCCTGAACTCTTCCAAATACACGCGCTGCGCTTTAGCGTCGGCAAACTGCCTGGCGTGTTTGATGATGTAATCGACTGCGTCATGCGGGTCATGCTTCATACACTCTCACTTTCACCATGCCGGCGATCATTGGGTTGCGATAAATTCTCAGGTCCGAAATCTGGTTGTCGTCCTTCCACACCTGGGCGTGCGTCAAGGCGT